AAATTAGAACACCTGTTGTAATTAATAATATAACTATGTCTTTAAAATTTTTAATCATTAGCAATTCCACTTTCTAAGTGATTTATTAATTCTTGAATCCGGATCCCTGGCTGTTTTAGCTGAAGTCAATCTCTTCTTCATACCCTTCATTCTAGCACAAAAAGATTTTCTTCTCTTTGCAGCTTTTGATCCTTTTTTTAATTTTGATGGTTTAGTTGTAACTGCTGTTTTTAATTTTGATCCAGGATTAGCTGCTCTGTAAGATGCAACGCCTTTTCGGTTCAGGCCACCGGATTCAGATTTGCCTTCTTTACGTTGCCATGCTGGAGATTTACTTCCTCTAGCTAATTCAACTCTACCACCTTTTGGATAAGGCACATTCATTTCTAATTGATCGAATATTTTTTCAGTTCCTTTTTGAAATCTTTTTCTAAACATATGTTTTAACGTTAGTTGGTTTTGGTCCTTTATTACCCGCTGCTCTTTTTCGTTTGACAGCAGATGCCTTTTGCGACTTTGTCATTCGTGTGGCTTTTGCAAGTGGTACGCACTTTGGATACTTTCTCTTCGAACCTTTTGAGCGCCCGCATGGCTGATACTTCCCATCCTTCTTTGGTGCTCCAATGTCTACCCATTTTTCTTTCACCCATTTTCTTAAAGACATTAAACAAGACCTTTATAATAATTATCCATTGTCATTAAACCCCCTGTAGCAGCTTTCTTACGACTACCTTTTTTACCGCCAGGTGTTATCTTACCAGAGCAAACTCCTGAAGCGTACATGTTTGCATATGCAGAAGGATATACTTTGAATTTTCTTTTAGCCGCAGCTTTTCCTTTTGCACAAAGTTTAGCCATTATACTTTCTTTGCTAGTTTTTTATCTATTTTAACTTGAACTGCTTCTGGTAATTTTGAAAAACCTTTATATTTTTTCTTCATAGATTTTTCACCAGATTTTGGTGAACCACTACCTCTACAAACTCTAGTGTTTGCTGTTTGTTTATTATATCTTGGATTTGACATTATTTTTTTCCTCCGTTTCTAAATATTTGTGTACCCTTTATACCATAAATACTCGCCACGACAAGAATCCATAAATTAGTGAACCAGCTGGGAAGCTGTGAGAACATATCGAAAAATAATTTTACCTTGTCCATTGCTGTTGGGTCATCCGATATCACTGCCCACGCGAGCACCAACACGGGCAAACTTAATATTATGAGGACCGCCTCGTCCTTCCAGTCCGATTGCCTTGCTTCTAACAATTTGCCTTGGTAAGCTTCCTCACCCTGGGCCATCTTTCTTGCATGCATCATTTGTGCATCCGCCATGAGCATTTTCGTCTCTTGACGCTTTTTAAAAATGTGAGTGCCTGCTTGTGCGGCTAATTTAATTGCCGATAACCACATATTAGATCCATTTAGCTTTTTTAGACTTTTCTTTCAGCATTCTTTTAGTTCCTCTTACTTCAACTTCTTCACCTTTTGCGATGTAGTTGTAAGAACCATCTGCTGTAGTCTTAGATCTAGGGTCAATTTCAAGATTCATCTTGTCTTCTGACTTGATTTCAACAATTTTATCTAATTTTTCCATATTTTCTCCTTATGTGTTTTATTTTAACTGTTTTTTTAGTTTTTGTCACTATCCTTTACGCATGATTGCAATATTTGGCATCATTGAATCAGAACTTGGTAGTGTTTTTGACAAAACAGTCTTTTCAATTGATGTGTCAGCACGTAATTTTGCTAATTCTTCGTTTTGTTTTAGTTTTTCGTCCTGATTTTGTTGATTCATCATTGCTTTCATCTTATCAAGGTCCATTCTCTCGTTAGCTTCCTTCTCTTTTCGAGCATTTTCTTGTGCTCTAAGGTCTAACTCTCTTGATCTTAGTTTAGCAATTGGATCATTGTCAAATTGTGAAGTAATTTTTTGCTCTTCCTTCATAAATTCTTCCATCATGTCTGCAATTAGTTGAGCTTTTCTTGCTTCAATCTTCTGAGTCATCTGCATAATTTGCATTTGAATCTGTTGAGCCATTGCTGGATTCTGTTGTGCCTGCATTTGCATCTGTTGAAGTTGTTGCATTTCATCTCTGTACTCTAATTCAACTTGTTCTTGCGCCATTAGACTAATATGTTCAAAAACATTTTTCTCTAAACTTGCCATAACCATTGGATTATTTCTAGCCATGTTCGTTGCCATAAAATTTAAGTGTGAAGTAATGTGTGATCTATGATCTTGACCTGGAAAAGCTTGAAACTGTTTACCACCTAAAGCATCAATGTGCTCTAACGCCGGATCTTTTGGCATTGGTTGCATTGGTTTAATTAAAACTGAATCAATATTCTTTACACCCAAGGCTTCATACATGTTTCTATATGCTTGATATAGATTATGCATTTGCGGATTTGATTGTGCCAGTTGGAGTTCCGTTTGCGCGAGGGAAATACGCTGTGTTTGAGAAAAAATGTTAGGGTCAGCAACTGGCAATATATCTACCCTATCATCAAAGTCTTGTTGTTTAATCATTCTTTGACCCCCAACTACATCATACGGATATTCTTGTGGTAGATATAACTTGAATACTCTAGCCATAATTCTAAATTCATTTTTAAGAGCTGAGTAAATTCTTTTGTGAATCGCAGACATGGTTCTACTTCCTCGCTCTAAAAGAGCAACTGTTGTTCCTACCGCCGCTTGTTGATTGCCATCACCAACTTGTAGATCTGCAATGGATGCAAATCTTTGACCAGCGTTTACTACAACACCCATCAAACTTAATAAAGTCTGTGATGGTTCTTTAAATGGTAACATCATAAACGAATCTCTTAAATTTCCACCTGGTGCATCTACATCTCTGAACTCACCGGGTTGAATTGATTGTGCATCATCTCTAATTCTAATACCACGTTGTTTAAATCCAGCAGGTAAATTAGATAAAGTTCCAGCATCTAATAATTGTCTAAGTGCACTTGTTGCAGTTCTACTTAGTCCACCGATCATATGAATTAAACCAAAACCATAAAAACCTAAACCAGGTAAAAATTTAAAATGTACAAAATATTGTATTTTCTTTTTTAATGGATCTCCTACTTCATAGTTTCTTTTAATAGAAAGAATCTCTCGTGACCCTTCTTCTAAAGTTACGATGTAAGGTATTTTAATTCCTGAGGGCTCACCAGTCTCTGGATCTGCATCTTCAAAACCTTCTAGATCTAAATCCACATGACATTCTAATAATGTATATACATCTTCATCTTTAGTTTTAGATGTACCTTCTAACTCTCGTTCTTTTTTCTCAATATCAGATTCTTTGCTATCAGGTTTAGCTAAGTCTATGTCTCTATAAAAACCTGCTACTTGTTGTTTTCTTAAATCATTTTCTGAAACTTTTACACGATGAATAATTGCTTCCGCATCATCTAATGAGGTAGCTGTGTACGGAACAATTAAATCATCTGCCGGAACAAATTTTGATACTGCTCTTTGTTCCATGTCATCATAGTAAACTTTTTTAAAAGCAGAACCTGCTAATGGCAAATTAAATAACATTTGATCAAACTCTGGTTCATACTCTTTCATCTTTTCCATGATTTCATAATTCATAAAATCTTTAACACGTTGTGCTTGTTGTGTTTTCTCCGGTGTAGATAAACCAATTACTTGTGTTCTAACTGGACCATCTGCCGGTAATAATTCTTTATATGCTAATGCTTGAAATTGAGTTACTGCTTCTGCAAGAACTGGGTGTGTTGCACCTGAAGCTCCTTGGAAAGGTTCTGTTCTGTTACTGTATTTAAAACCTAAAAGGTCTAGACCTTGAATATAAGTTTTCTCCCATTCTTTTCTAGAAGAAGTGTAATCCATGTATTTAGAATTTAAATCTGAACCTAATCTACCTAATACATCATCTGGTAAAAAGTCTGCAAGGTTTGCATAATGCTCATCACCGCCTTCAGGAGTTGCGGCAGCTGGATCTAAATTTATATCAACGGATCCATCTTCATTTTCTTGAATATCAACTGGACCAAGAGATTCTTCTTGTGCTTCAGTTTCTTCAATTACTTGTTCTTGAACTTCTTCTCCACTAGGAAGTTCGAATTCTTTTCTGACTTCGTTGGGAAGTGCTTTGTCTATATCCGCCATTTATTTTTTCTCCAGATTGTTTGACTG